CGGTCACGGATGGCGGCGGGGACTACACTGTCCACCGCGTCTGGGGCATTGATGGCAAGGGTGATGCTTACCGAGTGGGTGGCTGGCGTGGTCAAACGGCGTCTGATGAATGGATCGAAGCCAAGCTAGACCTGATAGCCAAATACAAGCCGCTGGCGTGGTTCGGTGAGGGCGGGGTTATTCAGAAGGCGATTGAGCCAATGCTGCGGCGGCGGATGCGGGAACGCAATGTGCATTGCCGGTTGGAGTGGTTGCCTAGCGTAGCGGACAAGCCGACTAGGGCGCGTTCGTTTCAGGCATTAGCCGCAACGGGCCGTGTGTTCTTTGAACCGGGCGCTGACATTTCGGAACATTTGGTCTTCCCCGCTGGCAAGCATGACGATGACGTTGACTGCTCAAGCCTGATCGGGCGGGCGATAGATCAAGCACACCCTGCGATTGTCAGGGTAAAAGAAAATAAGGGGCCGCGCGATAGATGGGCCAAGTTAACGGACAAGAGCGAGGAGGAGCAATCGTGGAAGACGATCTGACAACCCTCGTTACGCAGTTTGAATCTGCCGAAGAAATGACGATTGACGCGCGCAAACTGGCCGAGCGGGATCGGGATTACTTTGACGAAAAGCAATTGACCGCCGATGAACAATCCGCCCTAACCAAGCGCGGCCAGCCGATCATCGTCAAGAACCGGATCAAGCGCAAGGTCAACGCGATGCTGGGGCTGGAAAAGCAGACCCGCAAAGACCCGCGCGCATTCCCTCGCAATCCGAACGATGAAGATGCGGCCCGCGCTGCAACGGACGCGCTGCGGTTTGTGTGTGAGACGACCCGCTGGGATGACGTTAGGAGCCAAGCCGCCAAGGAACTGGCAATTGAAGGCACCTGCGCAATCAAGGTGGGCGTCAAGAAGACCAAGGAAGGCGTTGACCCTGACATCAAGCGCGTCGCTTGGGATCGGTTCTATTACGACCCGCACAGCGTTGCGTTTGACTTCTCTGATTCTGCCTACATGGGCGAAGTCGTATGGATGGATTTGGACAAGGCGATTGCCCGCTTCCCTGAAGCCAAGGACATTCTGGAAGTCACGGTAAACAATGCTCAAGACAGCAACACCTACGACGACACGCCCAAATGGCGGCTGTGGGCTGACCACAAGCGCAAGCGGGTGCGGCTGTGCGAACACTACTGGAAAGCTGAAAGCGGCTGGCGCTATGCCATCTTCACCAAGGGCGGGTTTGTAACCGAGCCTGTTGAAAGCCCTTACTTGGGCCACGATGGCGAACCGGAATGCCCGATCAAGGCTGTGTCGCTTTACGTTGACCGTGACGGCAACCGCTACGGCGAAGTGCGCACAATGATCGGCCCGCAGGATGAGGTGAACAAGCGTTCGTCAAAGGCGCTGCACCTGATTACGCAGCGGCAGATTCGTGTTAGCCCGAACGTGGCCCAAGACCCGCGCGATGTTCGCAAGGAACTGTCACGACCGGATGGTGTGTTCATTGGTGAGCAGGGCGACGTTGAAATTCTGCCAACCAATGACATGGCAAGCGGCAACCTGGCATTGCTTCAGGAAGCTAAGGCTGAAATTGACTTGCTCGGCCCTAATGCAGCGCTAGGCGGTAAGAACGAACGCGATCTGTCTGGACGCGCCATTCTGGCACAGCAGCAAGGCGGGATGACCGAACTTGCGACCTATCTGGATTGCATCAAGACGCTGAGCCTGTCGGTCTATCGCTCGGTATGGGCAAGGGTGCAGCAGTATTGGGATGGCCCACGCTGGATTCGCGTAACGGATGACGACCGCAACCTGCGGTTTGTGGGGATCAATCAGCCAATCACGGTATTACAGGCTGAAGCGAAGAAAATGGGCATCGACAAGGCCAACATGGCTAAGGCGGACCCTGAAGCTGTGGCTTACCTTGAGGCACTGGCGCAAATGCCGATTGCGCAACAGGTCACGGGCATTGAAAACCCGGTTGCCGAAATGGACATCGATATTATCATTGACGAGGGCATTGATAGCCCGACCGCGCAGGCTGAGCAGTTTGAAACGATTGTGCAGATGCTCCCCGGTTTGGTCCCTGCAATGGCAGACCCGGCCCGCGCCATGAAGATTATGGAATTCGTCACGCAAGCCTCGTCGCTTCGGGATAAGGATAAACTGCTGGAAATTCTCAAGGGGGATGAGCAGCAGGGCGACCCAGCCGAAGCGGCTGCGATGCAAGCGCAAATGGCTATGCAGATGGAACAGCAGGCCGCACAGCAGCAGGGCGACATTGAAATTCAGAAGGCGCAGATCAACGCGCAGGCTAAGGTTGCATCGGCATAGATTGCCGTTGAAGCCGATAAGGAGATTGCGCTGTATAAGGCAGGGCTTGAGGCTGATCTGAACGACCAGAAGGCGCAGATGGAGGCCCGCAACGTCGAGCAAAAGACCATCTTTGAGCATGAAGCCAAAATGCGCGCTGGCGAAGTGACGGGCGAGAACGAACGTGAGGCCGGTAAAGAGGCCAAGGAAGCCGCACAGTTGGAAGCGTTCCAATTGATTGCCGCTGCGCTTCGTGACGTAACGCGGCCTAAGACTAAGGTTCCTATCCGCGATGAGAACGGCTTTATCGTCGCGGTTGAAGAGGTGTTAGCCTAATGGCGGACGGCGTAACCATCAACCCCGGCTCCGGCGGCGCAAAGATCGCCACGGACGATGTGGGCGGTGAACATTATCAGCGGGTCAAGTTGGCTATTGGTGCTGACGGTGTTGCGGATGATATTTCAGCGGCTAACCCTGTGCCTGTTGAAATTCAAGGCAGCATCCCTGTAACCATTGCCAGCGCGATTGAGATTACCAATGACGCAGGGAACGCAATTCCAGTTTCAAGCACCGATCTGGTAACGCTGGCCTCTGCTGTGCAGCGACAAGATAGCCCTGCTGCTGATGGTGACAAGGGCATTCCGATGCTGACCTTGCGTCAAGCGTCTGATGCTCCATCAACCGGAACCGATGGTGATTATACCGTTCCGAAGACCGATGAAGAAGGGCGGCTTAAGGTTTCATCGAAGCCCGCAAGTTACCCTGATATTACTGGCAATATCACAGCAATTCAGGCCACCATTGGAACGCCTGTTGCGGGCGGCACGGTTGCTGGCGATGTTTCTCGCGCCTCTAACGTGATGATGTTCTGCACCGGAACTTTTTCAACGGTAAACTGCACGTTTGAGGGCAGTCTTGAAGATACTGGCGATACCAACTGGTTTGCCATTCAAGCCGTTCGATCCAATGCCAACACGATTGAAACCGCGACTGGAAACCTAAGCGCGCGGCCCGCCTATGCTTGGGAAGCGTCGGTCAATGCCCTCAAGCGGGTTCGGGTTCGGGCCACGGCTAGAACGTCTGGCACACAGTCATGGCGCTTTGTGCAAGGCACTTATGCGACCGAACCAATCCCTGCGGCACAGGTCAGCGCAACGCAGCCAGTCAGCGGCACTGTAACGGTCAACCCTGCGGCCCCTGCAACGCCCTATTTTGTCAACTCAGCGGCCACAACCAACGGCGCGCTAGTCTTGACCGGCACAAGCGGCCTTCAGGCGTTCTATGCAACGAATGAGGGAGCAAGCGTTGCCTACGTGAAGCTCTATAATAAGGCGACGGCTCCGACTGTGGGGACTGACGTTCCTGAAATGACAATTCCGGTCCCTGCGGCTGCTGCGGGTGTTCCTGGCGTTGCCATGTTGCCAATTGGGTTCACCGGTTTCCGCTTTGCGTTGGGACTTGGGATCGCGATTACGCGCAATGCCGTCCACACTGACACAACCGCAATCGGGGCCGCTGAAGTTAAGGTCAAACTGACGAGAACGGTCTGATGTTGCTACTCCTTTTCTCTGGCGATGAAGCACAGCAGCAAAGTCTCCACGGGCGCAGGGTAAGAACGCGAGGGCGGAGGGTTTACTTCCCCGACGAACTGGACCTGATAACCGAACCTGAAGTTATTGACGCACGGCTTGCCAAGATTGACGCGCTGGACCTTCCATCGCTTGAACCGATTGCGCGCAAGATCGAAGAGGCTAAGCGCGCTGCACGGGAACTGCTGGAACGGATCGATCGGGAGCGCAAGGAACGGGCTAAGCAGGCTGAATTGCAAGCGCTGGCTGACCAGTTTGAGGCGATTTTAGACCGCTTGGAAGCGGCCAAGGCTTCGGAACTAGCGGTGATTATGAGGCTGCGGGATGATGACGACTTCTTCCTGCTCGCCCTCTGACCTTTCATGGCCCCGGATTGAAGAGGCCACAGTGATTGAGGATGGGAAGGCTGTCGGCATTCTCCTGCGGGAGTTTGACGGGACAATCAGCGCCATTCGCATCGGCATTGAACAGCTTGCCGATTAAGTTTCAACGTCGAGATGACGTGGAAGGTGCCGCCGACCAACGGGCGTTTGAAAGTGCCGCCGACTTACGGGCGTTAGGGTAACAACATGACTGAAGGAACTTCGCTTAACGACATTCTATCGGACGAGCCGGAGCAGATCGCCCCGGAACCTGCGCAAGAAGCGGAAACAAACCGCGACGAGCAAGGACGGTTCGCAGCAAAGGAAACGGGCGTTCAAGCCGAACCGCAAGGTGAGGAAACGGTGCCGCCGACCGACCAATTGCCGCCTGAAACGTTCAAGGGTCTGAAAGAGGAACGGGAAAAGCGCCAAGCCCTTGAGCGTGAACTTGAAGCCCTGAGAA